CGGAGGAAATGGAACCGCATCATCAATTTCTGGCTCGTCTGTAACTTATGCTGGCGGTGGCGGTGGCTCTGATTATTCCGCTGGAGCAAACACAGGTGGTGCCGGTGGTACTGGTGGTGGTGGCAGCGGTGGCGGGTTTGGCCCAAGCAATTTAGTCGCACAACCCGGCACGGCCAATACAGGCGGCGGTGGCGGTGGAGCAGGCCCGAACGGTCAAACAACTGGCGGTTCCGGCGGCTCTGGCATCGTAATTCTCAAGGTCAACTTCACATGAAAACCTATCAACTCATGGGCATAGATACCGCGATGCACTTGCTGCGTCCCGGTGCCAAGTGGGAAATCAGCAACCGCGAAATCACGCGCTGGGATGACCCGCGACCTAAACCGTCGTGGGACGAAATCATGTTCACGGTTGAAAAGATCAAGGAACTTGAGGACGCGGTGCCGACGATCCTGTTGCCCGAGCAACAGAAGGCGTTTGATGATTACGTCAGCCAAATTGAACAGGCGGTTGCGTGATCACATACAACCTTTTCCCTACGGCTGTCGCCAAGTTTGAACTCGGACGGGACTACACCGCCGAGGAACTGGCGTTTGTAGACGAGCAGCCGATGCACAGCAACATGGGTAACACCACAAGCGATGACCGCTATGTGCTGCGTCACGACACGATGGCAAGCCTCAAGGCGTTTGCCGAGGCTAGCGTGAACGAGTACCTGCGCTCAATTTACGCGCCGAAACACGACGTATCGCTGCGCCTGACGCAATCGTGGCTCAACTACACCAAGCCCGGTCAGTACCACCACAAACACGCTCACCCCAATTCGTTTGTGTCTGGGGTGCTGTACCTTAAGGCCGCTAAAGAGCGCGACAAGATTTACTTTTACAAAGACGGATACCAGCAGGTCAAACTGCCGACCGACAACTACAACGTGTACAACAGCGACTCGTGGTGGTTTGAGGTAGGTGCAGGGGATTTGATGCTGTTTCCGTCTAGCCTCACGCACATGGTGGAAACCGTGCAGGACGAGGATCGCGTATCTTTGGCGTTTAACACTTTTCCGGTCGGCTACGTTGGTGACGAAAGCAGCCTGACCGCGTTGCATCTGAAGGAGTAAGACATGGCTCATTTTGCCGAACTTGATTCAAACGGCGTTGTGCAGCGCGTCATCGTGGTCGCCAACAAAGACACCGCTGACGCCAACGGAAACGAGATGGAAAGCATCGGCGTGGCGTTTTGCCAGAAGTTGCTTGGCGGTAACTGGAAGCAAACTAGTTACAACGGCAACATCCGCAAGCACTACGCTGGTGTCGGCTACACTTACGACACCAGCCTCGATGCGTTTATCCCGCCGCAGCCATACCCGTCGTGGTCGCTTGATGCCGACTGCAACTGGCAGGCTCCGGTGCCGATGCCGTCTGACGCTGGCACGGGCGAGCCGCCGAAGATGTATTCGTGGGACGAGGCTGCCGGTAACTGGGTCGCGGTTTCCAAGGAGTAAGTAATGGCTACTTGGAAAATTGAAAACCTGCACGTTGCCCAAACTTCCGATTATGCGGACGTTGTGACGCACGTTGATTGGGCTTGCGAGGGCAACCATCCTATTAACGGCAGATTGACCTTGGACGCTCCAGGTCAACGCTTTACTGCTTACTTTGAATTAGTAGAATCTCAAGTTTTGTCTTGGGTGTGGGCAAAACTTAACAAAGGCGCTATTGAAGCAAAGGTTAATGCGCCCGTTGTTCCTCCATCAACAGAGGCGGTAAAACCGTTGTTGTCGGCCTCTGACGTTAAGCCGTTGCCTTGGGGTAAGTAAAAATGTCAACGATTAAGATTTCGCAACTGCCGAACGCGACACAGCCGCTGACGGGGGCTGAGTTAGCCCCCGTTGTGCAAGGCGGAATCACCAAAAAGACGCCTGTTAGCGCGTTAGGACAAGCGGTAAACGTTTTGTCTTATTTTACGTCCGACCAGGTTGCTAAAATTATAGACGGCACTACTGACTTTGACTGCTCTGCCGGAATTGAGGCGGCTATTAACACGTCTCGACGTGTGTACATGCCCAAGGGGCTGTACAAGTGCAACATTAACATTGAAAGCCGCACCATTATTCAAGGCGACGGCTCTACGTCCACAATTGTTAAACCGTGGGACGATAACGTCGCAATAATGACGTACAAGTACGCGGCGATGAGCAACCCGCCTCCGCTTGATTTTTGGACGTACCACAGCGAAATTCGAGACATTGGGTTTGTGTACAACACCCCGCAAGTGGGCGTTGGTTTTACGTTTTCACAAACTCAATTGTCTGCTCCGCCTATTGTTAACCACCAAACCCCACCTGCCTTAAATGCCGCCGGCCCTGCCGACCAGTACAGCAACAACGTCAGTTTTTATAACTGTCACTTTTTTGGATTGAATAAGGGCGTTCAGTTTCCAGATGGCAACATCGGCACCGAGTTCCATTCGTGCGGCTGGAGCAATAACTATTATGGCGTTTACACCATAAACAACAAATATGGTGGCGACGCTATGCACGGCGGCAACAAATATTTTTATGGTGGCATGTTTACCGAAAACTATGTTGGCGTTTACATCAACGACACCTCGACCTATGGCGCCGTTAACTTTTACGGCACTATCTTTGAGGTTAACAAGATTGCGATGTATGCCTATAACTCGCAATGGCAGGTCTGCCCGTTGGCATTTTATGGATGCTGGTTTGAGTTTAATGGCTTGACGTTAGATGGCGTATCTGAAAACGTCACCATTGATTCATGGTCTGGATCAACCAGAACTACTGTTGCAGTGCCAAAGCGTTCGTGGATATTTGAAGGCGACCGAGCGGCAATTGATTTTAATTCTTGCGGCGTTGTTGCCGATATTAACTGCATTGCCGTTAACTCGCAGATTACGCTGCGTGACTGTCAGACCGAACGAACCGTTGGTACGTTCTCGGGCGGCGCTTGCAACATTGACTCAACGTCGCTTCTTATTAACGATTCACCTCGGTCCGAAGGCGGCCTGCTGGTTGATGATCGCGTAATTACGACTGGTTACGTCCGTTTGGGCTTGCCGTCAATTGACGATCTTCCCGGCCCGTTCCAGCCAATTCGCGCTCGCTCTCGATATTTTTTCGTTGACCCGCGTTCTGGCAGCCTGCCCAACATGCACACGTTGGTGGAGTCAGAAACGTTTACCCGTCCGTACACGCTTAAGGATGGTGCTGGTGGTTCGCCGTTGGTAGGGTCATTGGTTGCAGACGGTCGAATCTTTAATGTCTGTAATGAATATACCGACGCATCATTTACGACCTCTGAGTTTTACGGAATGTATGACTCAAGCGTGGGTGCTGCCGCTGGTTGGTATGCCTTTACTATCGACGTTAAGGTAATGACTTGCGCCGACCTGAATAACCTTAAGTTCTATTTCTGGAACCAAAACCAAGGCGGCGAATTTGCCTCGATGGTTTACGAAGCCAGAGTCCCTGCGCTGAACACTTGGTTCACAATGGCGGCTTATGCTTATTTGCCTGATCCGTTAACGTACAAAATGTACTTTGACGTTCAAGGTCCGACCGCTGGCGGTACTAATACCGTGTGGCGTTTGTCGGCGTTCCAGGTACATCGGTTTGATACGCTTGATCGTTGCGTGTCGTTCATTAAGACCGGCGTTTACTCCAGTTCGCCCGTTTTGTTCAACGGCTCAGTCGTTACTAACACGGCAGCCTTGGCTACCAACGCAACGGACGGATTTCTGTACGTCCCGACTTGTGCTGGCACGCCGACTGGCACGCCGACCGCTCAGTTGGGGACAGCGCCAATTGTGATAAATACAACAAACAACAAGTTGTATTTTTACAGCGGCGGTTCTTGGCGAGACGCTGGACCGTAATGTTGCACAGACGCAACTTGTAAGTTAAAGTTTAACCGTACTGGTGCGGTTCACCAGGGATTCCCAAGGAATCAACATGACTGACGAGAATCAACTTTCCGAAGTTGTAGCGGCTGACCCCGCGCCGGAACCGGAAGCTACGGCGGCCCCGGAACCCGAAGTTGCGCCTGTTGAGGCGTCGCCGGAAGAAAAGCCTGCCAAATCGTTCTCTCAAGAAGAGCTGGACGCAATGGTTGGCAAAAGACTTGCCCGTGAAAGGCGCAAGTGGGAACGAGAGCAAGCATTAAGGGCGCAGCCGGCAACGTCTGCACCTGCAGAGCTGCCTAGCAAGATGGAAGACCCGGATGCGTACGCAGAGGCTTTGGCCGAGCGTAAGGCAACAGAGCTTCTAGCTAAACGCGAAGCAGAGCGAGAAATGCAGGCTATTCGTGAGGCGTATCACGATCGCGAAGAAGCAGCGCGAGACAAATACGAAGACTTCGAGCAAGTCGCGTATAACAACTCGCTGCCGATTACGACCGTGATGGCTCAAACGATACAGGCTTCGGATGTTGGGCCCGATATTGCTTACTATCTCGGTTCTAACCCCCGCGAAGCGGATCGTATTTCCCGCATGAGCCCTTACTTGCAAGCCAAGGAGATTGGCAAGATCGAGGCTAAATTGGCCGACAATCCGGTTCCAATCAAGAAAACATCCAGCGCACCCCCGCCGATTAAACCTGTTTCGGCTAAAGGCACTGGCGGATCGAGCTTTGAGACGACAGATCCACGGTCAATTTCGGCCATGAGCACGTCTGAATGGATCGAACGCGAGCGTCAGAGACAGATTAAGCAGTGGGAAGCGCGTCGTCGCTAACAATTTTTCGGAGACACTTCAGTGGCTAATACACTTCTTACTATTGACATGATCACGCGGAAAGCTCTCGAAATCCTCGAGAACAACCTCGTGCTCACCCGCAACGTAAACCGTCAGTACGACAACAGCTACGCCGTCGAGGGCGCCAAGATTGGCACCACGCTGCGTATCCGTTTGCCGGATCGCGCTTTGGTAACCGACGGTGCCGCCCTGCAGGTGCAGGACGACAACGAGCAGTTCACCACGCTCACCGTTGCCAACCAGAAGCACATCGCTGTCAACTTCACGACTGCCGAAATGACGATGCAGTTGGACGACTTCGCCGAGCGCGTGCTCAAGCCGCGTATCAGCCAGTTGGCCGCCAGCATCGACGCCGACGTTGCTAACTCGTTCCTGAACATGTTTCAGTCGGTTGGCACCCCCGGCACGACCCCGAGCAGCACCGCTGTTCTTCTTGCTGCCCAGCAGAAGTTGAACGAGTCGGCTGCCGTGATGTCGCCGCGCTATGTCACCGTGAACCCGGCTGCCAACGCCGCGCTCATTGAGGGCATGAAGGGCCTCTTCAATCCGGTCAGCACCATCTCGGCGCAGTTCAAGAATGGCATGTTTGGCGAAGGCATCCTGGGCTTTAACGAGCTCAACATGTCGCAGTCGATCAAGCAGTTCACGACTGGTAGCCGCGCTGCTGGTAGCGTTTCGGTTAAGGGCACCGTGTCCACGCAGGGCGCCTCGACCATCACCCTTAACGGCGTGACGGGCGAAACCCTTAAGAAGGGCGATGTGTTCACCATTGCGAACGTGTTTGCGGTCAACCCGCAGACCCGCGAGTCCACCGGCTCGCTGCAGCAGTTCGTGGTGACGGAAGACATCACCGCCGCTTCGAGCGAGTACGCGAGCGTAAAGATCAGCCCGGCGATCTACACCTCGTCGCACGCTCTGGCGACCGTCAACTCGTTCCCGCAGAACGCTGCGGCGGTGACGTTCCTTGGTGGTGTGTCGACTCAGTACCCGCAGAACCTTGTGTACCACAAGGACGCGATTGCCTTCGCCACGGCTGACTTGCTCATGCCGCAGGGTGTTGACATGGCGTCCCGCCAGGTTCACAACGGTGTGTCCATGCGCGTTGTCCGTCAGTACGACATCAACAACGACCGTATGCCGTGCCGTATCGACGTGCTGTATGGCTACTCGGTGATCCGTCCGCAGATGGCCGTGCGCCTCTGGGGCTAATTGTTAAATCTATTCACGGAGTAATTAAAAATGGCACTTCCTAATGGTTCTGGTGGTTATCAGTTTAACGACGGTAACGTCGGTGAAGCCCTGCTGTTCGTGCAGGGCGCCCCGACGGCGATTACAGCCGCCGCAACGATGACGCCTGCTCAGTTGTCCAATGGCCTCTTCACGTTCAACGGCTCTGCCGGTGACTTGACGCTGCCGACGGTTGCTGACCTTGAAGCCTACGTTTCGTCTGCCTCGAAGGTAAACGCGGCGTTTGACTTTTTTGTCATCAACATCGACGCGGGTACGGATGACGTAACCGTGGCGATTGGCACGGGCTGGACGCTGGTTGGCGCTGGTCAGGTTGATAACGGTACTTCGGGTCACTTCCGCGCTCGTAAGACGGGCGACGGCACTTGGACTTGCTACCGCATTTCGTAATGGCAACGTCCTCGGCGGGGCAACCCGCCGGGGACTAACCTAAAGGGGTATTTTTATGCCTAATACACAGGCGATTGGCGTTGCCTTTTCTGACCCGGCACTTGACGGTGCGGTAATTGGCGCGGCAGGCGGTACGGTTGGCTTTTTCGGCACAACCCCCGTAGCCGAAGGCGCGGCGCTGACCGCTCAGTTGACGACGATCTCGTCCACTGCGCCGGTTACGCCGGACTATGCAATTCAAGACCTTGTTAACACCAGCGCGTTTGGCTTCGTCACTAAGGACGAAGGCAACACGGTGCTGTCTGTTATCAAGAACCTGCAAGATCGAGTCGGCCAGTTGGAGTCTCGTCTACAGGCTTACGGATTGCTGCCGTAATATGCCGAATATCTACCTTCGTCACGCCACGCACGGCGCAAAAGTCGCAATCTCGTGGTTAGAAGCGCGGGAAGATATGGAGCACGGGTGGGAAGAGTTTGACCCTTCTGACCCGGATGATTCAGAATCACCGGCGTCGGCAGAAATGCCGGCGTCGGTCGATTCCGACGCACCCAATGCTTTACGAGCGCGCCGACGACGCAAGGAGTAATTGATGGCTACCACCGCTGCTGACCAGATCAACGGTGCGCTACGTCTGATCGGAATGTTGGCAGAAGGTGAAGTGCCTTCCGCCGCCACGTCCCAAGACGCGTTGATGGCGCTCAATCAAATGATTGACTCGTGGAGCACGGAGCGATTGGCCGTGTTCTCGACGATTGACCAAGTATTTAACTGGCCGCCTAGCACTCGCGTGCGCACGCTAGGCCCTACCGGCGACTTTGTAGGCGAGCGCCCGATCAAGCTCGACGACGCCACCTTTTTCCGTGATGCCTCGACCAACGTGTCGTACGGCATCAAAATCATTAACCAAGAGCAGTACAACAGTATTGCGGTTAAGACTGTTACCTCGACTTACCCGCAAGTCCTTTGGTACAACCCTACATACCCCAACATTGAGCTGTACCTTTATCCAGTACCCTCACGCGTACTGGAATTTCATTTTGTGTCGGTGCGCCCGCTAACTCAGCCCGCTACGCTCGACACCGATTTGGCGTTTCCGCCGGGGTATTTGCGCGCGTTCCGCTATAACCTTGCGTGCGAAATCGCGCCGGAGTTTGGCGTTGAGCCATCGCCGCAAGTGCAGCGCATCGCGATGTACAGCAAGCGCGACCTCAAGCGTATCAACGATCCGGGCGATGTGATGGCAATGCCGGCGGCGCTGATGGTTAACCGCCCGCGCTTTAACATCTTCACGGGCAACTTCTAATGAAGACGCCCATCCTCGGGTCGTCCTATGTCATTCGATCGGTCAACGCGGCCGACAATCGAATGGTCAACTTGTACCCGGAAGTCATACCCGAAGGCGGCAAAGAACCGGCGTACTTGCAGCGCTGCCCTGGCTTATCATTTATTAAAACCGTAGGCACTGGCCCGATTCGAGGCTTGTGGACGTTAGGCAATTATCTGTACGTTGTTTCTGGCGACCAGATGTACAAGTTGGACAACAACTATGTGCAGCAAGGCCAAAATCAACTGTTGCTGGAAGACGGCTTTTTTATCTTGTTAGAAGATGGCGAAACCATCTTGTTAGAAAACCAATTAGCGCCGTCATTGGGGTTTGTGTCTGGCACCGGCCCGGTGTCTATGGCAGATAACGGCACGCAGATATTTATTGCCGCCAATCCTGATGGATATATCTACAACAGCGTTACGGACGCTTTCCAACAGATTACCGACCCGGACTTTCCGGGCGCTGTCACGGTCGGATACCTTGATGGCTATTTCGTTTTCAACGAACCGAATAGCCAACGCGTGTGGGTCACGCAGCTGCTCGATGGCCTTTCTATCGACCCGCTTGATTTTGCCAGCGCCGAAGGCTCGCCCGATGGGCTGGTATCGCTCATCATCGACCACCGCGAAGCGTGGCTGTTTGGCACCAACTCGGTAGAAGTCTGGTACAACTCGGGCGACCCGCTGTTCCCGCTGACCCGCATCCAAGGCGCGTACAACGAAATCGGCTGCATTGCACCGTACTCGGTTGCCAAGATGGACAACTCCGTCTTTTGGCTCGGCGCAGACGCTCGCGGCCAGGGTATTGTCTATCGAGCCAACGGCTATCAAGGCCTTCGAATTTCTACGCACGCTGTTGAGTTTGCCATCCAAGGCTACGCCAACTTGGCTGATGCCGTGGGCTACACGTATCAGCAGGACGGCCATACGTTCTACGTGCTGAACTTTACGGACGCCGACACAACGTGGGTGTTTGACGCCGCTACGGGCGCTTGGCACGAGCGTGCAGGGTTCCGTAATGGTGACTTCAAGCGTCATCGAGGAAACAACCACGCTCGATTTAATGGGCGCCCGATCATTGGCGACTATCAAAACGGCAAGCTCTATGCGTTTAGTCTTGACGTGTACGCCGACGATGGTCAAACACAGAAGTGGCTGCGCCGTTGGCGTGCTTTACCTCCAGGCGCAAACGATCTAAAACGTACGGCCCACCACACTTTGCAGATTGACTGCGAAACAGGCGTGGGCTTAGAAGGGTATGCGCTAGGGGATTACCAGTATTTGGGGTCTGAGTTGCTTGAAATTTTAGAAACTGAAAGCGGCGAAGACATTATTCTTGAATACACGCCTGTTACGGGCGCTAACCCGCAAATCATGCTGCGCTGGTCAGACGACGGCGGTCACACATGGTCAGGCTATCGCCAGTCCTCGATGGGCCGGATTGGTAAGTACGGGTTCCGCGTGTTCTTCCGTGCGCTTGGTATGACCGTAAAGCTGCGCGATCGCGTGTATGAGATCAGCGCTACCGATCCGGTCAAGATTGCGATTATGGGCGCCGAACTGCAACTGAGCCCAACTGGATCATGACGCAAAACATCACGCAAATCCCCGCCCCGCGCGTCCCGTTCATTGACGAACGAACGGGGCAAATTTCGCGTGAATGGTTCCGTTTCCTTAACAATCAGTACCAACTGACGGGTGGCGGCACTACGTCCACCTCTATTGCTGACCTTGAGATTACGCCGTCGCTGGCCGCTAACGTCGAGGACGAGGTAGCGGTACTGCGCGGCAATATTGACGATTTGCAGAAAGGGCCGCCTCGGTTTGAGCCGGGGCTAATTAACTACGGGTCGTTTTTCTCAACTCAGACGCAAGCGGCTACGATTATCAATACGGCTCAAGCCATCACGTACAACAACGCTGACCCGGCTTATGGCGTGTACCGCGACCCTGCTGATAGCAGCAAGATTAAAGTTACTCGCCCTGCTATCTACAACGTGCAGTTTTCTATCCAAGTCGATAAGACTTCGGGCGGCACGGGACGGCTGTACATTTGGCCTGCTATCAACGGCACAGCGGTAGCCAACTCGGCGTCGTTGATTCAGATTCAAGGCAACAACGCTGAAATCTTTTCGGCGGCTAACTTTTTCTTACCGCTGTCAAACGGCGACTTCTTTCAGTTGTACTTTTCCGTAGACGCTTTGGACGTGCAGTTACAGCAATTTGCCGCTGCCGCTCCTGTCCCAGCCATACCTTCTATCATTTTGACCGTTATGCAGGTGTATGTATGACCGTTTACCTTTCAGCCTTTGCTGGCGCCGGAGCGCAGTTCTTTACCGACGACAACTCAGTGCTGTCGGGCGGAAAGATTTACACCTACGCTGCTGGCACCACCACGCCACAAACGACGTATACGTCGGTTCTTGGCACAACTGCTAACTCAAACCCGATCATCCTTGACTCTGGCGGACGACTGCCAGAGGACATGTGGTTAACAGAGGGGTTGCTATATCGTTTTGTGCTGACCGACTCTAACGACGTCCAGATTGGTACGTACGACGACATCGGCGGCATCAATGACATTTCCACTGAGTCTGTCGCATGGGCCAGCATCACCGGCACGCCGACGACACTGGCTGGCTACGGCATCACTAATGCGCTGACGACGGCACAGGTTGCCGCCACCTACGCACCGATTGCCTCGCCCACGTTCACCGGCACGCCGCTGATTCCTGATAACGCCACGGCTAGTGCAAATTACGCTGTGGGTTATCGAGAGGCTCCGCAGAACAGCCAGACGGCTAACTACCAGTTGGTGCTGGCGGATCGCGGCAAGTCCATCCTAATGAACGGCTCGTCGCTGACGCTGACCATTCCGGCTAACGTTGCTGTCGCGTTCCCGGTTGGCACCGTAATTATTATCGTCAACCTCAACGCTACGGCGCTCTCGATTGCGATTACGACCGACACGCTGACGCTGGCTAACAGCACCACGACCGGCACTCGCACCCTCGCGCAGAACGGCTTGGCGACCTGCGTCAAGATTGGCTCAACCTCGTGGCTCATCAGCGGAGCGGGATTGTCCTAATGGGCGGCGCTACCCTAGCAGCGGCGATTGCAGGCACGACCGGAGGGTCTGGTGGTGTCTTCGATTTTGACTCTGGTTCTGGATCGGTAGCCATTCCCACTGGAGCCACAGGCGTGACCATCGAGGTATGGGGCGCTGGCGGTGGCGGCGGCTACGGTACGGTAACGAACATCTTTGGTGAGTTCGCCTACGAGCCGCAGGAAAACCCCGGTGGCGGTGGCGGCGGTGGCGCTTACGTCAAGACCGTATTGGTGCTAACTGGCGCGGACACTAATAAAACTATTTTGTACACTGTCGGCGTCGCTGGCGTGGGCGGGTCACTTGGCGATGCGGTAGGCGGCGCTGGCACTCAGTCAGTGGCGTATGCCGGAACGTATGCCCTGCCGGAGATGATTGCGACAGGCGGTTTTGGCGGCTACGGTGGCATCGGCATTTACGGTAGCCAGCAAGGCGCTGGCGGCACGGCGTCAGGCGGCAATACAAGCAACGACAACGGCAACGGCGGCGCTGCTTTTACTCAGACAGGCGCCGCGCCCAGAGCAGGCGTAGGAAGCCTTACAGCGGGCGGCGGCGGGGACGGTGGCGATCCGGTAGAGGGCGGTGCTGTTGGTCTGCCTGGGTTTAATGGCCGCGTCCGCATAGTATTTACATAGGTGACACATGGCAGTTAACGTCAAAGTCCTGATCCCGGCCAAAATCGCCGAGAACACGCAAACCACGCAATACACGGCGGTTAACGTGTCGACCATCATCGACAAGTTCACGGCGACCAACTACAGCGCTGCGGCGGCTACCATCTCGATCAACCTCGTGACGCAGTTTGACTCCTCGGGCAACCAGAACTTGATCATTAAGAACAAGACGCTGCTGCCGAGCGAGACGTACACGTTCCCCGAACTGGTCGGCCACGTCCTGCAATCGGGCGGGTTTATCTCGACGATTGCCGGCACGGCATCGGCTATCAACATCCGCTCGTCAGGGCGAGAGGTGTCATGATCGTCCGTCCCGCTACCCTCGACGACCTGCCGGCGTACATGCCGCTGGCGGTCGCGTTCCACGAAGCCTCGCCCATCCGCCAGGCTATTCCGTTCAGCCCGGAAGGGTTTGCCGACTTCTACACGGCGGCCATTGAGAGTCAAAACATGGGCGTGTGGCTTGCCGAGCAGGACGGGCGGCTTATTGGTATCTGCGGGGCGCTGGCGTACCCGATGTACTTCAACCCGGACTACTGGGTCGCGCAGGAGCTCTGGTGGTACTTGTCACCGGAAGCTCGCGGGCATGGCGCCGGCAAGGCAATGTATGATGCAATAGACGCGTGGGCGACCGAAAAAGGGGCGTCGGCGCTGTTTATGATTGCGTTAGAGGACGAACGAGCGTCAAAGATGGAAAAGCTGTACGTCCGTCAGGGGTTTCAACCGATGGAACGTACGTTCTACAAAGAGGTCGCGTAAATGGGAATCGCAACAGCAGCAGCAATCGCCGGTAGCGCCCTTGTTGGCGCCGCTGCGTCCCGTAAAGCCGGTAAGGTTCAAGAGCGAGCCGCTAAAGACGCGGCCGCAGAACGTGAGGCCGCGCTTGCCCGGCAGGAAGAACTGTCGCGTCCGTTCCGTGAAACGGGCCTTGAAGCGCAGAACGCGCTGGCTCGCATGAGTGGCCTCGGCCCCGACACCAGCGCTGCCGACTACGGCATGTTTGGCCGCCAGTTTGGCGAACAAGACTTGGCGATGGATCCCGGTTACGGGTTCCGTTTACGCGAAGGTACGAAAGAACTTGACCGTCGGTTAGCGGCAGGCGGACGCATGTTCTCAGGCGGCGCTCTTAAAGCTGGTCAGCAATACGGCCAGGAACTTGCGTCGCAGGAGTACAGCAACGCGTTCAACCGCGCCATGCAGCTGCGTGCCGAACGCGCTAACGCGCTTGCCGGTCTGTACGGTGGCGGTTTGCAGGCGACGACTGGCTTTGGTCAGGACGTGGGTGAGTCCGCGCGCACCGTTGGTGATTTGATGACTTCGGGCGCTGCCGCTCGTGCGTCAGGTTACATCGGCGGCGCTAACGCGCTGAACAACGCGCTCAGTATGGGCGTCAATTACATGAACCAGCGCGACCTGATTAACCGCATTTATCCGCAACAAGGCAGCGTTATTCCCGGCACGTCTGCTGGAGCGGGTTCGCCCGTGTACGCAGGCGCTCCGCGCTCTATTTATAACGTCGGCCCGTAAGAGGGACACAGCATGGCCCTTGATCCTCGCATCGCGCTCGGCGTTCAGCCGGTACAAATTCAATCGCCGTTTGAGTTGGCGGGCCAAGTCTCGGCGCTACGAGACGCGCAGCAGCGCAATCAGTTGGTCGAGATGCAGATGCGCGAGTCTCAGCGCGCGTTAGAAGAGCAGAACGCGCTGCGCCGCACGGTGTCGGCGCCGGGCTTCTTTGACCGCCCGGACGCACTTGAGTCACTCATAGGCCCGTATGGCAAGTCGGGCGCTGAACTAGTTGAGTCGATTAGCAAAGCCCGCAAAGCTCAGACCGACGCCGAACAAACGGAACTTAAAAATAGGATTGAAAACAGCCAAGCTCTTTACGACATCTTGGGCATCGGTGAAGACGACAATAGTTGGCGAGGGGTCTATGACCAAGCAAAAAACATTGGTCTAGACATGACCGGCGTTCCGGTTAAATTTGATCGGTTATGGTCGGCTAATGCCCGTCGGCAAGCGCAGGGGTACACCGACTATCTTAAAAACCAACTTGAAGAGCGCAAAGTTGGCGTATCGGAAGGCACTCTGCAACAGAGCAAAGATCGTCTTGCGTTTGAACGCGACCAAGATCAGTGGAAGCGCAACAATCCTGAGTACGACCTAAAAGAAACGGCGTTAGGGTTTGTGGCGGTTAACAAGCGCAACCCAAGCGACGTGCGCATGGTGACGGGCGGCGACGGTAAGCCGTTGATGGGCGCGGTTGCTCAAAAAGCTACCGAAGATCAGCTCAAGACCGCGTACAACGCCAGCCGCATGTTGTCGGCCGGTGAAGTTATTAACCAGGCATTAAAAGCTAAACCTGACGCAGAAAAACCCGGATTTTTTGAAACGGTTGTGGGCAGCACCCCGTTTATTAGCGGCGCAGTGAATTTTGTTCGTAGCGATGAGCGTCAGCAAATTGTGGCTGCGCAAAAACAGTTAGCCGATGCAATGCTGTATCTCGCCACTGGCGCGGCGTACAACAAACTGCAGTACGACAACAACCAAGAAGCAATAATTCCGCAATGGTCGGACGGCGCAGGCACGATTAAAGCAAAACGCAAATTGTATATAGACCAAGCTGAGGCAGCTAAAGTTCGATCGGCGGCAGCGTGGACGGACGAGCACGAAAAAACGTATCAAGAGATGCTAAAAATGTACGACGCGCCGTTGGCGCCGCCTATAGAGGCGGTTCAACTACTGCAGTCCGACCCGTCGCCAGAAGCAATTAAAGAGTTTGACGAAGCCTTTGGCGAAGGCGCTGCGGCTAAGTTGCTCAAACCCAAGAAATAGGCGGCGTAGATCATGGCCGATCCGTACAGCTTTGCAAACTTGGCGCCGAACGAAGTCGCTAAAGCTAAAGACTTGTTCCGCGCGTATGGCTTGTCTCCGCTGCCGCTTGAACGCGGCGCGGAAGGTTTTGATGTGCTGCCAGCTCAATCTCGCGAGCAGTTGTTCCGAATCATTCGGCAAGCCGAAGCGCCGGCGGCTGAGAAGTTTGACGTTACCGTCACCGGCGAAGGCGGTCGTCCGCTAGGCACAGCGCTGCCCGGCCCCGCCGCAGAAGAACAGCCTAAAGCAACGACCAATCGGTTCTCTAAGTTTGTAACGCCGGTCGATGAGACAGCGCCGACGGCAGCTGCTCCCGCCGCTGCTAATCGCTTTGCTAAGTTTCGCGATGAAGGTCTGCCCGCACCTCGCCAGCCGACCACCTTTGGCGAAGACATGGCGACGATTGCTCGCGAAGTGATCAATCCGAACGTAGCGCCGTATGCAACGGCTGCGGGCGCTGGCTTTGCTTTGGGCGGCCCGGCGGGCGCCGCCGTGGCTACAGGCGGCTTGTTAGCGTCGGACTTGGTGGCTGGCGGTATTGTTAATCCGGTGCTGCAAGCCTTTGGTCGACAGCCCATGATGACGCCTTCCGAGGCCATCAACGCTATGTACGGCCCTGACATTGTGGCCCCAAAAGCGACTTCGAGCGCCCGTCAAGCCTTTCGCACGATGGGCGCTTTTGTGTCCCCGACGCGCGCAACGATCGGCGTCGCTAACGAATTGGCGCCGATGGTCACATCGCCTGTGGCTCGCAACGTGCTGACTACGCTGGCTGAAAAGCCAGGCATGCAAACGGTGTCTGCTCTGGGCGCCGGTGGCGCTGTCGGCGCGGGCCAAGAAGCCGGTGTCACTAATCCGTTCCAGCAGTTGTTGCTCGCCGCTGCGGGCGGTATTGCGCCGTCAGCTATCAGCGCTGCAGCTAAACCGGCCATACGCACCGTCTACAACATCACCGAGCCGTTCCTGCCGGGCGGCGCCGAGAAGGTCAAGGCACGCGCCTACCTCGAAGCGTTCGACAACGACCCGAATAAAGTGCAGCAGGCCATCAACCTGTTGGAGCTTGGCACGCCGCCTGAGAAGGTGGCAGTTGCACTTAACGCGTCGGGCTTTGCCGCGCTGCTCGGTAGCGCACGCAACGCGAACACGATCGTCAAGGATCTGTACCTTGCTCGCGACGCGGCGCTGCAACAAAGCCAAGCAAACCGTTTGGCGACTGCCTCGCGTAGCGTTAACGCCTTGCAAGCGGATCTTGACCAGCAGCAGAAGAACCGGCTGGTGGCTCTGTCAGAGCAAGATGAGCTGGCGCAGCGCGCTGTGCGAGAGGAGCGCGAGCGTTTGGCTGGCCGGTTGCCGAAGGAAAGCCAGCTCAAGGTTGGCGAAACCGTCACGGAGCGCAGCGCCGACGAGCTTGATCGCGTTAAAACGCAGATCGTCCAGCCGGCGTACCGCGCGGCGTTTGACGCTGCACCCGAGCCGTTTAGCTTCGACTTGGTGGCTCAGACTGCGCGTGCGCTGATGGACGACGCGGGCTACGTGTTTAACCCTGAGCAAGCGCCAAACGCTGCTAAGGCGGTAGCCGCATATCAAGCCAAGGCAGTTCGCCAACCGTACGCGACGTTGATGGGCGAACCGCCCGTTCGCCGTGAGCCGACGATGATTACGTTGGAAGACGCTGACACGTTTATCCAAGCGATCAACGAAGACCTGGCGGCGCTAGGCCGCGCTAACGACGCGTCCGCAAACAAAACTGTTGCCAATCTGATGCAGCTTAAACGCGCCGCCGAGCAAGCCATCGAAGTCGGCACGCAAGGCACCGAAGCAGCGAAGCTCTACAAAGATGCGCGTACCGCCCATCGTGAGCAAGTGATCGGCCGCTTCCGCACCGGCTGGGTGTCGGATCTGGAACGGCAGACCGTCACCAACGAGCAGAAGCTCGCGCCTGAGTCGGTCGTCAAGACCATTCTTGAAGGCGAACAAAACGCACTGCGGTTTGTTGCGGCGCTGGGTGAAGACCCTCTGGCCGTGGATGCGGTGCGTCGCGGTATCGTCGATCGCTACCGCCGTGACGTGGTGCGCGACGGTGTGATAAACCCGGCCAAGTCTGCCGATTTC